TATATTATAGAGGAATAAACGATGGAAGAATATTAGCTAGTTATGCAGTAGAACAACTTAAGAAATGGGATACTCAAATAATTCTAGTTGACGGAATAGGTGTTGGTGCAAGTCCTTATGACTTCCTCAAGATGTTTGGTTATGACCCTATTGATGTGCAAAGTGGTAGAAATGCAGATAATATGGTTAAATATAAAAACAAACGAGACGAGATGTACGGTAGGCTCAAGGACGCTATGCAAAAGGGTCTTGACATTGAGCGAAATAAAGATAATATAAAGCTTAAAGAACAATTAGAATGTATTACATATCACTACACACCGGAGTTGCAATTGAAATTGGATAAAAAAGATGATTTAAAAAAACAAGGCTTCAGCTCTCCAGACAGAGCAGACGCATTGGCTTTAACATTTGCTTATGATATTCATGAGAACATTAGTGGTAAAGTAGTGGAGCGTATTCATTCAGATAATTTATTAAAACTAAGAAAAAGGTAAAATATGGGAACTGGCAGTTGGAATAGTGGGGATTGGTTAAGAGCTGGAGCAAGCACATTAGCAGGTGGTCCAGCAGGAGCAGTAATTGGTTACGGCTATAACACTAAAAAGAATACTGAAGCAGCAGCAAGAGCAGCGGCAGGACAAGCTGAAACATCAGCAGCAGAAGCACAAAAACAAACAAACACGGCAGAAGATGAAAGACTTAGAAGATTAAGGTTACTACAAGGTGGAACTGCAGATGTGCAAGAAGCATCAACAGGAAGAAAAACATTATTAGGTCAATAAAATGGAAGTAAAAGATAGATTAAAAATATTCAGTGACTTAAAATCAGAGCGTACTGACTACGATGACGATTGGCAAATAGTAGCTGATTATGTTTACACAGTAAAAGCTGATTTTACTAAACATGATGAAGACACTAGTTTCACTAACCAACAGTTATATGACAAGACAGCGACAATGTCTTTGAATGTAAGAGCAGCAACTCTATTATCATTATTATGGGATAGCGGAAAGTTTGTTTATAAACCTAACCAAAAGTATTTTAAAGATAAATCTGATTTAAACGATTGGTTTCAATATTGCACTGATGTAGCAAAGAAAGAGTTTTATAAAGCTGAAGCAGATAGAATATTTGATGAAAGTGAATTAGATGAGGGAGCATTTGGAATGTCTTATCCTTTCTTAGATGGAAGTAACGACGGACTTAATCTTAAATTATTTCAAGTCAAAGAATGTTATATAAATGAAACCAAGGGCGATAAAATAGACACGCTCTATAGAAACTATTGTATAACGGTAAAGCAATGTGTGGATACATTTGGTTATGATAATATTTCGGATAGTGTCAAGAGTGCCTATGATAGCAATAGATACAATGAAAAAGTAGAAATGCTACATATTATACAGCCTCGTATGATGAGAAATGTGACTAAGAAAGGTGTAGAAGATATGCCTTATGAGAGCATTTATATTGATATTAAAGCTAACAAAGAAATCAAAAAGCAAGGCGTCCAAAAAGGATTTGAATACTTTCCAGTATTTATATCTAGGGAGGGAAAAAGAAATGGCGAGAAATATGCTTATTCCCCCACTATGATGGCTATTGAAGAAGTATCCCAGATTAATAAGGTAAGAGAAGACCAGATATTAATTATTAATAGATATGCAGACCCTGCGATTGGCTACGATAGTACAGCATTAGAAAGTAATATATTAAATACATCTCCTGGAAGCTCTACAGGTTTCAGAATGCCTGGAAGAGCTGGAATTCCTATATTTGACATGGTGCAAACTAAAGGCGACCCTTCAGCTGTTGAAAACTTAATTGTAAGATTACAAGAGACTATCAACAAGTATTATGGAATAGATGTATTATTAGATTTTAATACTCAAAATCAGATGACTTTGGGCGAAGCACAAATTAGAGCAAATATCAGACAACAGACATTAGGTGCTACTCTTATGAAAAAGAGAGCAGAGAAATATAGACCTATTGTTGAAAGAGCATTTGACATACTATTTAAGCAAGGAAAGTTTGGATATATGCCAAACGATGAAAAAATAGCCGTTGAGGAAGAATTAGGATTAAAGCCTATGATAATCCCAGAGGATATAGTAAATCTCATCAATGCTGGATTAGAGCCCATGGAATTAATAGAGGTTCAATTCTACACTCAATTTGAATACGAAAAAGAATTATTAAAAAACAATTCTATAATTCAAACTTGGAATAATGCAGGATTAATCGCTCAATTAACTCAAAGACCTGAAGTATTTGATAACTTAGATGAAGACAAGACTATTAAAGAATTAGGAACATCTTCATTTAATATTGATATATTCAGAGACCAAAAGGAAATAAAGGCTATAAGAGGGGCTAGGGCAGATAATGCAGCACAACAGCAACAATTATCTACTATGCAACAAGGTGCTACGATAGCAAAAGATTTAGGTGTTAATGTTAGTAATAATAAAAAACAATAATGAAAGATAACTTATTAACTGGCGAAGCTTACAAGCAAGAGAAAGAAAAACAAGAATTGCTTAAAAAAGAAAAGTTTAACGAATTGTCAGACGCATTCAACTCAGTATTTGCTACATCACATGGGAAAGTATTAGGCGAATGGCTAATAAAACAATGTGGGTTCTTTGAGAATAGCGTTATAAGTGGTACAAACGGTATATTGCCGAATGAAACCATTTATAACGAAGCAAGACGAAGCATTTACTTAGAATTGAGGAAGTATCTTAATTCTGAGACATTAATTAATTTAGAAATAAAGGAAAAATAAAATGGAAGACACAAATACATCCGTATCGGGCAGTGTTGATGTTGCTACACCAATACAAGAAAGTAATACAGCCACTCAATCAAATACAAGTAGTGGAGAGTTTGATTTCAGAGACCATATCTCTGATGAGTTTAAATCATCAAAGACATTGGAACAATATAAAGATTTAAACGGATTGGTTAAATCTCATATTGAACTAAATAAAATGTTAGGCGACAGAGTTAAATTGCCTAGTGAAAACTCTACACCTGAAGAAATTAATAAATTCTATGCTAAATTGGGAAGACCTGAGGCTATGGATAAATACGAATTTAAAAATCCAGAACAATTACCAGAAGGCTTTCAATTAAATGAAGCAGGAACAACTAAGTTTAAGGAATTAGCTTTTAAATTAGGTTTAACTCAAAAGCAAGCCAACGAGTTAAGAGGCTATTATGTAAATGAAGCAATAGAGCAACATAAATCAACTTATGTTTCTAAAGAAAAGATGGAAGAAGAGTTTGTCAACAAAGGTAAAGAGAAGTTCGGCGATAAGTATGATAATGTAATTAATAATGCCTCTAAAGTTATGAAAGAAAATTTAAGTGAAGAACAAAGAGCCTCTTTAGATAAAATGGATAACGAGCAATTATTGGCTGTTTCTGAGTTAATTAATAATCTGAGTAATAAATATATTAAGCAGGACACAATAGATAATAATTATAAACCAGCTAATACATTAGACGACCAAAAGAATGAATTGACAAAATTGTTAGAAAAACAAAAGACTTTAAACGCTTTTAGTCCTGACTGGGATACAACAAATAAGAGAATAAAAGATTTGTACGCAAAAGGCGTTAAAAGATTTTAATATATTACTTTTAAAGTAATACAATAAGAGTTTGTCAAAGAACTCTTATTTTTATACTTGACAATCAAAAAATATTATATACAATTTAGATTGTGGGGAACTTTCACAAGTCCATGTCATGATTATATTTAATCCGACAAAGTCAGTCGTTAATTGATAGATGGTGTCCTTCTTGGGTAGCATATCGATTGTAATAATTAAATATTAATAAATAAGTAAATAAAATGGAACTTTTAATAAATACAGGCTTTAAGAACGAGTTTGATGACCGACTTAGAGAAATGGTACAGTCTACATCTTCGAAATTGAAAGATAAAGTAAACGTACAACCGATTAACGCAGAATATCAATTTATTGATAAAGTAGGAAAACTAAATGTTAGAAAAGATAATACTGCATTTGCAGCTGTTTCTGACTTTGAACCTTCTTACGCAAGAAGAAGATTATCAGCTGATAGATTTATCTTTGACATGAAATTAGATAAAAATCAGATGGCTAAAATGGTTAATGACGCGCAATATCAATCTAACATTGTTAATCAGATGAAATACGCATTTGAAAGAAAGATGGATAAAGTTATCTATGATAGTTTAGACGCAACAGTCTATACCGGAAAAGCTGGAACAACTGCCGTAACAGCAGCAACTGATGGTGTTGTAACTGTAAACGCAACAGCTGGAACAACTTACGAAAAACTTAGAGAAGCAAAAAGAAATTTAGCTTCAAGAGGTTATTCAGTACAAGACGGATTTAATATCTATCACTTAATTACAGAACAAGAACTTGACAGCTACGAGCAAGAGTTAGAAATGACTTCTAGCTTATACACTGGAAACAATGCAGTTATGAGAGACGGTTCAGGACAAATTACTGGCGCCTTAGGCGTTAACTTTGTAGTTTTCCCTTCAAACCCTATTGAAAGCTCATTAGACCCAGCTATTATTGATGTTTCTTCAACTACTAGAAAATGTTTCTTCATGGTTGGTAAAACTTCTAATATGGGTTTCCCTGGTTCAGCAACTTTCGGAATGGAAAGAGCTTTGACTTGGGACTTAGTAAAAGACCCACATGCTCATGACACTTGGATATTGAAAGGCGAAATGAATATGGGTAGTGTAAGAGAAAATGGCGAAGCCGTAGTAATTTACAATACAACAACTTTATAAATAATTAAATAGGATAAAAAATATGGCAGTAGAAGATAAGTATGTAATATTAGGTACATATCCAAACGCAATCTCTGCAAACGCAGGTGGTTCTGGAGACTTAAGAAAATCAATTTTGTCGTTTGAAGTAGCGGCAGCTGATGACGATGGTTCAGTTTATAGATTAATGCAAATTAATGCAAATTCTATAATTTCTGATATTAAAATCGGTAATGACGCAATTACAGCAGGAACATCTTACGATATAGGTTTCTATGATGTAGAAAGTGGAGCAGTAGTTGACAAAGACGAATTGGCAGCAACTCTTGACTTGTCAAGCGCTCATGCTTCTGGTTCAGAATTAAGCGGAATTTCTGCAGTTGATGTAGCTAATAGAGGTAAAAAAGTTTACGAACTATTAGGTTTAACTTCAACTACAAAAGCAGTAGCTTATGATTTATGTATCACAGCTAATACAGTTGGAACAGCGGCAGGAACTATTACAGTTTTTATTGAATGGATAGCTTAGTTTATCGGGAGGGCAACCTCCCTTTTAATAATTAAAGGATTAAAAAATGAGTAAAATAGGATTAATGGATAAGGGTTCTAATCAATTAGACGCTCGTTCAACTGTTGCTGATACTGATAGAATTCCAGTTTATACCTCAACAGGTACAGAACCTGAATTGATGACAGTGTCTCAATTAAGTACGGGCGGTATTCTTAACGATAACAACGCTTTCACTGGTAACAATACATTTGCTGGAACTTCAGGATTTAATGGAGCAGTAGACATTGGTTCAAGTGGAACAGCTGGAAGCTTGGATATATTCCCAGCAACAGCTTCAAAAGGTAAATTAAATATTGCTTGTGCTAATCAAACAGGTAATACAACAGTTACTTTGAATGCTAACACAATGGGACAAGCAACTACAATTAATATTGCCGACCCAGGAGTAGCTGCTTCATTTGTAGCGCAATCAACATTAGCTTTAAGTTTAGCCGAAGTTGATATATTGCAAGGTGCGACTTTAACAACAACAGAGTTAAATAGACTTGATGACAGCGCTGAAATCGAAACAGTAATAGCAGCTGGAGCAGCAAGCACAACTAAGTTTAATACAAATTTAGCGGTAGTAAGCGGTGGGGCAGTAACATTAGATGTATGTCCTGCAACAATGGTTGGTAAAATTAAGACAATCAGAATGTCATCTGATGACGGAGATGTAACAATAGCTTTGACAAACGTTCAAGGTGGAACTCAAACAACAACAGCTACATTTGACGCAGTAAGTGAGGAATTAATTTTGATTGGTTCTTCTGGTGGAAAATGGACTGTTATAAAAGAATTTGGTGTAACATTATCTTAATATATAGGGGATTAATTTCCCCTTTAAACAAATAAAGGTAAAAATGACTATAATAACAAGTGCGGTTCAAATATGTAGTTTAGCATTAGGGCATTTAAAAATAAATCCTATTGCTAGTATAGATGTTCCAGAGAGCATTGAGGCTTCTATATGTGCTAAATATTACGATATAACTAGACAAGCAGTATTAGAGAGTTATAATTGGGCTTTTGCTACTAAGAGAGCGTCAATAGCGGAAGATAGTTCTAGCCCTGTTTTTGGCTGGACTAATCAGAGTGCATCAATGCCATCTGATTTTTTAAAATTAGTAGGTGTTTACGATAGTTATGGGGAATTGATTATAAATACTGACAACCAATATTATGAATTTGAAGACGGAAAGATTTTAACAGATTTATCGGCACCTTATTATATTAAATATATAACAGACATTACAGATGTAGCAAAATTTGATAGGCTCTTTATAATGAATTTATCTTTTGCATTAGCTGTGAATATGTCTGAGAATTTAAAAGTCAGCTCTACATCGTTACAAGTTGTCTTACAAAAATGGCAGGATATTTGGGAGAAGAACGCTACAGTAATAAATGGCGGACAGACTGGAGTTATAAGAGTTAATCAAAGTAAATATATCAATGCAAGGATAGTATAATGCCGCAAGTATCATTAATACAACAGAATTTTAACGGTGGGGAATATAGTCAAGGTGTGAAATTACGCTCTGACTTAAGCTTTTATGGAACTGGAGCAGAAAAGGTTGAAAACTTTATTCCTACTAAAGAGGGCAATTTAAAATTCAGAACTGGCACATACTATAACAGAACAACAAAAACTAATAATAAAACTGTATTGATACCGTTTATATCTTCTAATAGCGAAAGGTATGTTTTAGAGTTTTCTAATTTAGTATTAAGAGTATACAAGGACAATACGCAGGTAGGAGCAGATATAACAAGTCCTTACAGAACAGTAGATTTATTTAATTTACAATACGCCCAAGAAAAAGCTATAATGATATTAGTTGATGGTGTTCATACACCTTATAGATTAGTGGCAGGAACTACTTTTTCATTAGCGTATGAAGATTTCGATTATGCAACTACTTCATCTCCAGCGGTAACAGACGATAACACACCTCCTTTCTTGGCAGAGAATTTGACAGCAACAACATTAACAGCTTCTGCAACAACGGGTAATATAACACTAACAGCTTCTGCTGCTTTATTTTCTGCATTAGATTTACATAGATATATAAAAATAAGATACTCGGGAGATGGTAGTTTCGGATTTGCTAGAATAACAGCATACACAGACACAACACATGTTTCAGCAACAGTAACTAAAGATTTACCCGGAACATCTGCTTACGAAACTTGGTCTTTTAGTATGGTGCCTACAGCAGTAGCGTTTTACGAACAAAGATTGATTTACGGACAATTTAATAAAATGGCTTTCTCTATGATACCTGATGATAATGGTATTGTGAGATACAATGATTTTACTATAGGAAGTGATGACGAAGACGCTATAGTTTATGAAAGTGGATTATTAAAAGGTAGCATACAATGGATTTCTTCAAACGATAAATTAATTGTAATAGGAACATATACTGGAATATTCAAAGGCATAAATACTAGTAGCGAAAGCTCTTTTACTCCTACAAATGTGCCATCAATTAAACAATCTAGTTGCGAGGGTACAGTCAATATTCAGCCTTTGCAAATAGATAACTCTGTATTCTTTGTTTCAAGGGATTATAAGAGATTACTAAGTTTAAAATATAACTACGATTATGACTCATATTTCGTACAAGATAATATGATGTTATCAGACGAAATAGGCAAAGAAGGAATTACGCAATTAGCTTATCAAACTGGAAGCCAAAATATAATTTATGCAATAAAAAGTAATGGCGAAGCAATAGGAATGGTTTATAATCCTACTCAATCAATTAATGGTTGGTTTAGAATAGTATTAGACGGGACAATAGAAAGTATTACAGTCGTTCCTAATTCAAGCGGAAATGATGTAACTTATTTTTCTGTTTTAAGAACAATTAACTCTTCTACAGTTAGATACATAGAATATCTATCCGATGAAGTCGTATTACCGAAAAGAAATGATTATTTTACTGATGTTGAAGCGACAGACGAAACTAATTACTTATTTGCTATGTGGGAAGCGCAAAAGGATTTTATATATTTAGATAGTGCTTTATTGTATGATGGTTCAGCTCAAACTGTAACAATGACACCTTCAGCAACAACTGGTTTAGGAATTACATTTACGGCTAGTGGTGCTTTATTTGTAGCTGGAGATGTTGGAAGACAAATATGGGAAAAATCAGGCACAGGAAGGGCAGTAATTACAGCTTATACATCT